CAAACGGATCGAAAACAACATCAGCCCCGACGAAGCAGACTCATACGCCGTGGCCGAGTTCTTTGGTGCCAGTCACTTTGTAGGCCCCACCAATACGCCGACCTTTGAATCGTCAACCCAAAACCCGGCGGTCAATAATCACACCTATGAGCTATACACCCCGGCGTCGATGCTGGCGTTGCCCATGTGGAGGCCCACCAGCGGTGCAGCTGTCACCGGTGCCACGACGCCGGCAAGCGTCCACCACGATTTAGAGTTTAGACGGCGAGCCGCTACCAGCTACATCGGTGCTACCGATGCAGCATCTACCGCCGTAACAGGAACGATTACGGCAGTGGTCGGTGCGCCGTCGGTTGCCGCTACGGGGACCGTGGCCAAGGTGCTGTCGGGTTCGCCGATCCTGCCTGTCGTGACTGTAAAAGGTGGGCAGGTCAAGGTGCTCAGCGGCGGTGGAACCATCGCCACCCCCACCGTGTCGGCCCAAGGCAATATCGCACTGCCACCGGTGGTGGTGATCAAGTTGGCCGCCGCAGGCTTCATAACCTTTGGGCCTGGCCCGATGATCCTTGAGTGCATGTCCCAAACCATGCTAAACGGCGGCAGCGCCCAAGAAGCGACCAAGCGGTGGATTATCAACGATCCCCTGGGCATCGTCAGCAACGCCAATATCACCGATCCCGTCACGGGTAAGACAGTCGACTTTAAGGGCGATGGGATCACCGATCAGTTTGTGGTCTATGGTCCAACGCTGGGCTTGGTCATCGAAGGGGTCTCTGGGTCTTTTACCGTTACCGCGCAGGTAACCAACAAGAGTGGTCTAACCGGTAGCAAAACGATCACAATTGCTGATTCCGGCTTTCCCGACTTTGTATTCTTCCCGCGATTCACCACGGCTAGGCATTATCGCGTGGGTTCGGGGGGAAGTGATACGCTACCTACTGGCAATAACAGCAAGGCCGATCCGCTGTATTACGCCACATTGGGCGCAGCGGTTGCGGCGTTATCAACCGGCAACAATACGATCATGCTAAACCGTGACGAAACCCACACAGTCACGGCATCGCTACCGCTCAGTGGCCACGCCGGAACGGTGATCGAGGCGTTTGGCACTACCGGTGCGCTACCCATTATCAATTTCAGCGGTACGGAGTTTGCGGGAAGAGCCGCCGATGGGTGTCTGTTTAGGGATTTTGTCCTTAACAACACGCAGCCAATCGCGTCGGCCACCGCCAAGGCGTTTTTCCCCGTTAACGGGAACACTTGGGGGATCGTTAACGTCACGGTCAACGGCAGTTCCACGGGCAACGCCTTTGATCGTATCCTGGACATGACCGCCGGCAACGACCGGGGCATCATGGTGTTGGGCTGCAACTTTGGTACCGCCAGGTCAGAGGTCATCGCCGGCAACCGTGACTCTCAGTTTGTGGTTGGCAATGTGATTGGATCGTCGGATACCGCCCGATCGGTTTCTCTGGTCGGGCCAGGCAACATACCCTCAAAATACGTCAATTATAGCTACAACACTATCAGCCATAGCGACAGCGTTACCGCCGCCCTGACGGGCGGGACCATGGCCTTGGAAACCGTCGATTATGCCGACATAATCCACAATAAGTTTGTTGATGGAGCAATCGACGTTGGTGGTGACGTCGTTGCCAACTTGAACCTTAATCGGGTGCGATTCGATGGCAATTGGGTGACCCATTCGGCTGATGTGGCCCTGACGCCGGGCCACATCGTGCTAAAAAACCAGGCTAACAACTTCCTGTTTTGTAACAGCATTGTGGACACCACCCAGGGCATACCGGCGGTGCAAGACGACGGGGCAAGCGGCCAGGGCACGCTTGGGCCGATAGCCGACTTTAGCTGTAACACGTTCTTTAGGGATTCGACCGGTTCGGTGATATTCAAGCTGTCCGATGTGGATTCACCGGCCATGATCCGTCGGGTAAGCAATAACTTGATCGCCGGGCCGCTGGCGGTGGCCGGGACCGGCAAGCAGTACATCCAGCTTTCCGGGGTATCCGGTGCGGGCAACGACCTAGTTGACCTTGACCGAAATATATTCCCCGATGAAGCCGACGCCTACGCGGTGGCTGACATCGGTGGGACTAACCATTTTCGTGGCCCCACGAACACGCCCACGCTGGATAGTCTCGCCGAAAGCCCAAAGGTCACGTTCCACATTTGGTCAACGTATGACCCGGTTAATTTCAACCAGGGCAATAACTGGCGGCCAACCACAGCCCCTGCGACCAACCTGGTACCCACGCCGCCAGGTGTTCACCGTGACCTGATGTTCCAGGGCCGTGACCAGGTGAGCTTTACCGGTGCCACCGACGCCAGGGCGCCGGATATCACGGGCAGTGCCGATGCGTTTTTGCCCGCTTCCTATACGGTGACAGCGGTGGGCACGGTTGCCAAGGTGCTATCGGGCAACGCCACGATACCGGCACCAATATCCTTTGGCTTTCAGTCTCAGGGTGACCTAAGAATACCGGCACCGATCGTCGCTATTACCGCTATCGTGCCCAAGACCCTATCGGGTGCCGCCACGCTGCCCGGTGTGACCGCCTTTGGGTTCCAGCAGGCCGGGAATTTCATCATACCGGCGCCTACCGTGGCGGCTGTTGGCCAGGTGATCCGGTCAGGGCAAGCCAACGCCGTTGTTGCAGCACCGATCGTCGCCATGGTGGGCAACGCCGGTGCCCTGCCATCGATCATCAAGGATGCTATCACTAACGGGTACGCTTTCGCTATAGGCCATGTCGGTGACCCCCAAGCGTCACAGTACATCAACCCCTCAGCCCTGCTAGCCGCATTACGATCTGGCTGGACATGGGCAGAGGCCGTGGCGGTAGCAACGCCCAAGGTCAACAGCACCTGGCGTGTGATCGGTGACCCCCTGGCTGTGCTGCCCACGCCAAACGCTGGGTTTGAGCTATCCACCGTGGTCGATGGTAAGGCTGTGGCAATCATCCCCGACCACCTACGACAGCTGGACCTAACGGGCATCTTTAAGCCAGGCGACTATGAACTAACGCTTACCAGGCAGGACAGGTACGGCAACGGATCTGAGCCCGCCACAATCAAGCTATCTGTAGGTGCTGATGGTGTGGCCCAGGTGCAGCCCGTCGTACCCACACAGGTATCGGCAAGCCAGCAATTCGGTGGCACCGTTGATCTACGTTGGCAGGCAGTCAACGATGGCACGTTCAGCGACCCTACCGGTTTCGAGTTAGCCGACGAATCAGACCTGACGGCGATACTGGCTACTGTGCCCGCCGCTGGGCGTGTTGTGTTCATCGCGGAAACAGGGCCGTTCATCAATGGATCAACCGTCAGGCTGGCCGTCCGGTCAGTCGGGGGTGAGTCGGGATTCAGCCGATGGGTGCCAGCCAACGTCGTCATTGCAGACAGTGAGGGACCTGCAGCGCCTGTCATATTCACAGGATAGAAGACTACGGGTCCTCCGACGGGGGTTGGGGCCTATGCGAGTAATTAACGCCCGGGTTCGCGCGCGTAATTAAGTGTTTTGCAAAACCGAACAATCCCACATGGATAACAATGACAAAAACCCCTGTATTTATAGGCTAATGCGAGCATAAGCATGGCAAAGAAACCCGCCCGCCGCAGTGACCGAACAAAGCCGATTGTTCGGTCAAAGGCACGAAAACCGAACAAACCGAACAAACCGAACACGGTCACCACCCAGTCTGCACTGGCCGATAGGCTCGGGTGGTCCAGGGCGAAGCTGGTGCGTGAAATGCGTAAGCCCGGGTGGCCCGTGGCCAAAAAGGCCCCCTGGCTGGGCGGTGACATCACCAAAATAAAGCGATGGTATGGGGCCACCGACACCACGACAAAACCAACAAAACCCCCCGTTAAGGCTCAGAAACCACGTTCCAAAACCCCCAAAGCTGCTGTTCTTGCCAAAGATTCACGCAGTGATGTGCACACCCCACAAGACGACCTAGACAATCACGACACCGATGACCTATCGATTATCCACGGGGACGATGACGCCCAAGGCGGTACCGCTGGGGGTGATATGGGGGTTGACGCAAGGCTCAAAGAGCAGCGGATTAAGTTTACCCGTGAGCGCACGGAAAACGAGCGGCTCAAGCGTGAATTGCTGCAACAGCAGCACGTCAGGCGTGACCAGGTCGATGGTTCGATCGGTGGGATTATTGCTGTGTTCGTCGAGACATACAACGAGATCGAGCTAAGCTGGCCGTCGCGGTTTCCTGGGATCGACACCAAAGAAATGATCCGACTGCTAGACAGCTACCGCCAGCGGATCGTTGATAAGGGCCGATACGAGCTTGAGAGCTTCCAAAGCGTCAGCAACCGGACCAAGCGAACGGGCAGGCCCACGGTTAGTTAACCGATGACCACGTTAAGTAACACACCCATCACCGACACAGAATTAAGCGACCTGTCCAGGCGTTCGCTTGTGCCGCCTAAGCGGTACGGGGTCAGCGAATGGGCGGTGCAAAAGCCGTTTCTGATCGCTGAAAAGGGCGCCTTGTACCCCGGTCCCTACAGCCTGGACCGCACCCCCTATTGGCGCGAGCCCCTCGACGCCGCCGGTGATCCCAACGTCAGGCGTATCAACGTGGTCGCCCCGCCCCAGTCGGGTAAAACCAAGTTTGCCGAGATCGTCATCACCTGGATGCTCAGCCACCGGCCAACCAACTGTTTGTATATCCGCCCCGCTGAACCGGACCTGGACGAAGCGTTTAGGGACCGCTTCGCCCCGATCTTTTTCCGCAACCTGCCCATGCTGGTGCCCAACAACGGTTCGTGGGTGGTGCTTAGTAAAAACCAACGCATCGAGCTAACCAACGCCATCGTGTACGGTGCCGCGGCGACGGTCCCGCGTACCATCACCAGCCGAACCACGCCGTTTATCCTGTATGACGAAACCGACACCGGCGGCGACACGGGCAACGACCTGGGCAACACGCTGGACCTGGCCGATGAGCGTCAGATGGCAGGGACCGCCGCCCTATCGATGACCCTGGGTGTTAGTTCGCCCAAGCACGATACCGGGTCCAACTGGATCGCCTACGACCAGCGAAGCGACCGGCGCACCTACCACGAGCCGTGCCCCCATTGCGGGGTGTACCAAGACCTCAAGTGGGAGAATTTCCACACCCTAGACGATGATCGCGACACGATCGCCATTATCACGGACAACCTAGCCCGGTATACGTGCACCAAGTGTGGGTGCGAGATCGAGCCCCAGTGGCAAAGCTGGATGGCCGATAGAGGGGTATGGGTGCCCCAGTGCCAAACAGTCGCCCAGCCGCTACCCATCGACGATGAAAATATCGTCAACCACGACAGCCTGGCGATCCTGCCCGACGGTGAGCGGTGGGACCCACAGCTTACCGGTGACCCACCGCGCAACCCGCACCGCGGCTACCACGTTTGGGCAGCCAATACCAAGTGGGAGCAGCGGTCGTGGTCACACATGATGGCCAGGTGGTTTGAGGTCAGCAAGACCCGGGACCCCGAGCGGTTGCAGGTGTTCACCAACAGCTGGCGGGCGTTGCCCTGGAAACAATCGATTGGGTCGGCCAGCGTCGATGTAATCAGTAGGCGGGTGGGTACGTATGAGCCGCGGGTGGTCCCGGCATCAGCCAAGATCATATTAGGTGCCATCGACGTTCAGAACGATTGCTTGTGGTACTCGTTTCGGGCGTTTGGCGCCAACCAAGAAAGCTGGCTGATCCAATACGGCACGGTGGAGGTCCACAACGACGATTACCAATCCGCATTGAACACGTTGTATGAAATGGCCATCTATCAGGGCTGGCCCATCAAGGGCGAAGACGATTTGATGATGCGGGCCTACGCCATGGCCGTTGACTCGGGGTACCGGACCGATGAGGTCTACGAGTTTGCTAGGCGCCAGTCGGTCATTGCCATCAAGGGCGAAGATATCGCCAAATACCGTGTAAAACGTGTGCAGGTGGAGGGCAAGAAGCGGCCCGACCCGGTGGATCTATGGCACCTGAACATGAGGGCGTTTAAGGACCGGTTGCAGCGCTACCTGAAGCAACCGACCGACGAGCCTGGGGGGTACCACCTGCACAGCGAAACTACGCAGGAATACATCAACCATCTATCGGCTGAGGAACTAAAGCCCCGCCGCAGCAACGCCAAGATATTTACTTGGCAGATTAAATCTTCGGGCCGCCCCAACCACTTGCTGGATACCGAAGCCTATACCCTTGCTCTTACCGAAGCGTTGGAGCAACGCCGCGAGGTCAGCTTGATGGTGATGCGTGACGATGACCCACCGATTTGTGTATTTCGCAGGGGTCAGGGCCGGGTCACACCACCCGCCGCCACACCCGGTAAGCCACAGGAACACAACGAGTGGGCCGGCGATGCGGCTAGGAACTGGAATAAATAAAACCACAACAATTTGCCTCTCCCCTTGACAAACCCCCACATCTTGTAGATAGTTCCTTTATCGTTGCCCCGGGGATACCTGCGCAGCGATGTCATCCACCCCCCTTGCCACACTAGAAGCCACCCGCGATGCCATTGATGTAGCCATCAAGGCCATCGTTGAGGGCCTGTGTGCATCCAAATCGATCAATGGCCGCACCTATACGCTCCACAACGTGGGTGAGTTACACGCCCTGCGTGATAAGTACAACGCCGAAATCGCCATCGCCAGCGGCAGCCGCCAGTCCATGTTCCGCCCCGTGCAGTTCGTGGAGGTGCTCTGATGGGATTTGGCCAGACGTTAGACCGGGCGATCTGCACCTTTGCACCCACGGTGGCGTTGAAACGGGCCGCGTCACGCTGGCGGTTTGAGCGGTTCGAGATGCTCAGCACCTACGCGGCGGCAGAGATCAGCCGGGCGACCAGGGACTGGCGGGGTGGCACCAAGTCAGCCGACGGGGCGATTATCCCGGACCTGCAAACACTGCACCAGCGTGCACGCCAGATGTGTCGGGACAACCCGCACGCCAAGTCTGCACGCCGTTCATTTGAGCGAAACGTGATCGGCAAGGGCATCACACCCACGGCATCGGTTACCAAAGCCAACGGCAAAGAGCACGAGAAATTCAACGACGCCGCCGACAAGCTGTGGGACAAGTGGGCACGCAACAAGTGGGTGTGTGATGTCGAGGGGAAAAAGAGCTTCTACGGCATCCAACGCATGGCGATCGGCGAGATGGTGGAGGCCGGCGAATTTCTAATCATCATGTCCGTGGTTGACAACGGCCCGGGCAACGTCGATCTACAGCTACAGACCGTTGAGGCCGAGCAGCTTGATATCGGCAAGACCCGAAACAAGGCCACCGATAACGAGATACGCGGCGGTGTGGAGGTCAACAAGTTTGGTCGGCCACTGGCCTATTGGGTGCTGGAAAAGACCCCCAACGACTTTAGCCTGATCCCTCAGCGCAACCAATCCAAACGCATCGAAGCGTCAAGGGTCATGCACCTGTTTATCCAAGAGCGTTCCGGGCAGACCCGTGGCGTCACCTGGTTTGCCGCCGGGATGCGCAAGCTGCACGACCTGGTTAAATACGACGAAGCCACGCTGATGGCTGCAAGAATGGAAGCCTGCTTTGGCGCTGTGATTAAGCAGGCAGCCGCCACGGATAGCCAGATAGGCGCCGTGACACCCTCCGGCGGCGATACGACCGACGCGGCGGGCAACAAGACGTTTTCAATCACACCGGGCATGGTTGCCATGCTGAAACCCGGTGAAGAAGTGCAGCTCTTAAACCCCACACGGCCCGGCGGGCAATACGAACCGTTTACCAAGCAGCAGCTGCGTCACTTTGCGGCATCGATCGGCACCGGCTACGAGCAGGTTGGCCGCGACTTTACCGGTGGTAATTTCTCAAGCCAGCGTCAAGCGCTGCTAGAAGACCGCCGCGAGTGGGAGCCGCTGCAAGAGTACCTCATCGACAACCTGTGTAAGCCGGTGCGGCTGCTGTTTATGCAGCTGGCCGTCCTTAAGGGTCTGCTCAAAGCCCCGGGATTCATCCAAAACCCGGATCGGTGGATTGACGCCGAGTGGCTGCCTCATGGCTGGGACTGGATCGACCCGGCCAAGGGCGCTGCTGCCAACAAGATGGGCCTTGAGATGGGCACCGAGAGCCTCACTGGCATCCTAAACCGCCAGGGCCGGACCGTTAGGAAAACGCTAAGGCAGCGTGAAACCAACATCGAACAAGCCGCCCAGATGGGCCAAGAGTTTGGTTGGGCAGGCCCCGGTACCGCCAAGGTCAACCCCGCCGAACCAAGGCCAGATCGTAACGCCGCCGGCGACGACGGCGACCCGCCCGGGCCCGGCAAGGTCAACCAAAGCACGCTATCAGCGGTTGTGAAATCGTTTGCCTGGCTTGTCTCCCAGCTACAAGCCAGCTCGATCGATTACCGAGGGTCACCTAAACATTTGCAGCACAGCAATGGCAACGGCCAGCACAGGAGCCATGAGTCATGCCAGTAGCCACCAAACCCATCACGCTAAAGTGCCCGGTTTCGTTAGCCACGGCTGATATCAACGTTGATGCGGAAAATGGCGTGATTGAAAACATCGCGGTGATCACCGCCGGTCCCGCCCTGGGCCACGGGTTCCTGGTTGATGACGTGATGCTCACGCAGGTAGCCCACGGCATAAATACCGGCAAGCAGGGCGTCAAGAGCCGCCTGGGCCACCCCGGTTTTCTCAGCGACGGCACCGGCACGCTGATGGGCCGTGTGAAGAACGCGCGGATTGAAAAAGATAAGGTCCGCGGTGATCTGCACCTGGGCAACTACGCGGCCATCTCACCGGTAGGCGACCTCAAGAATTACATGCTGAGTCTGGCACAAGAAGACCCCCACGCCGCGGGCTTTAGTATTTCATTCATACCCGACCAATTCGAGGAACGCACCGACGAAAACGACCCGGACGCTAATCTAACACCGCTGGGCCGTGTTAAGGAAGTGCTGGCCGTCGACTTTGTAGACGACCCGGCAGCCAACCCCGACGGGATGCTTAGCCAAGACACAATCAATAACCCCGTGGCCAACGCCAGCGCGGCATCGGCCACCCCCACCGATCAGGAGATCAAGACCATGCCAGACAACACCCCCGCCCCCGGAACCCCCAGAAGCCCCGAATCATTGGCCACCGCCAATGGATTTGCCACCAATCAGGCCACTTTGCCTGCCGCTGTCGCTACGCCGGCCAACACGGAAGTTGAGCTGGCCACGGCGCGGCAGGAAGCCCAGGACCTTGGCACTAAGTTAGAGCGAGAGCGTTTGCAGGAAATCACCGGCCTAGCCACCGCTCATAGCCTTAATGCAGAGTGGCAAAACAAAATGCTGGCATCCAATCTGAATATCGATCAGGTCCGGCTGTCGGCGTTGGATCAGCTCAAGATCACCAACCATCCGGTGACCGCCGCGATCACCGTCGGTGACGATCGCAACCTATCAACGCTGGCCGGTGGTATCAGCGACGGCATCGCCCTGATGGCCGGCGTGCAGATCGAAAAACCCCACGAGCGGGCATCCGATTTTTCTAACCTGGGCGTGATGCAGGCGGGGCGTGTGTACCTTCAATCGATGGGTGTGACCGACGCGGCAAGCATGGCACCGGGCCGCCTGGCCGACCTATTGCTCAACACCAACCTGCTTCACCGTGAATACGGCGGCATCATGCTCACCCAGGGCACCAGCGACTTCCCGTCAATCTTGCAGGACACCGTGGGCAAGACGCTGCGTGTGGGTTATGACACCGAGCCAAGCACCTGGGAGGGTATCGCCAGGCGTGCAGAGTCGCCTGATCTCAACGAGATCAAAGAAAGCGGCGAGGTTCAATACGTTAGCCTCAGCGAAACCAAAGAGACCTACGCACTGTCCGAATACGGCAACGTGATCACGATTAGCCGCCGTGCGTTGATCAACGACGACCTGGACGCCTTTAGCCGCATCCCGCAGCTTCAAGGCGCCGCGGCCAAGCGCAAGGAAAACGACGTGTGCTACGCGGTGATTACCGGCAACCAGGTGATGACTGAAGACGGCGTGGCCCTATTCCACGCCAATCACGGCAACCTGACATCGCCGGGTGGTGCACCCACCGTGGTTACGCTTGGCGCTGGCCGCAAGTCGATGCGGATGCAAAAGGCGCTAAAGAACATCGCACGGATGAACCTAACGCCCGTGGTTTTGCTGGTACCCGCCGCATTGGAAACCACCGCACAGCAGTTGATTTCGTCGCTTGTCGACCCGACCAAGAGCAACGCCACGCCCAACGTGTTTGCCAATAAGCTGCGGATCATCACCGAGGCACGGCTGGACGATGACTCGACCACTGCGTGGTACCTGTTTGCCGCCACCAGCCAGATCGACGGTATCGAGGTTTGCTTCCTGCGTGGCGAGCCGGCACCGGTGCTAACTCGATGGGTTGACAACGACACCGAAGGCGTCAAGTACAAAATCCGCCACACGGTAGCCGCTCGGGCCATCGATCACCGCGGTCTGTACAAGAACGTCGGTATGTAAACATTATCGGTAGGTGAATCGCCTAAGCGGGCCGGGGAGTACCCGACCCGGCCCGCTAGGTTTTATAAGGACACACGAACCATGGCAAAGAAACCAACAAATTTTGTGCCACGCACCTACGTGCTGGCTACCGACACGATGATCAACGGTGTGCCTTACAAAGCCGGCGACGTGATCGCCGACGTGGCCTGCCCCGATGGCTTGACCCTAGGCAACCTGATGGCGTTGCTGGGATCTGGCCAGGCGATCGGGCTTGACCAAGCCTCCAAAGCCGCCCAGGACCTGGCCAAGCAGCAAGAAGCCCTGGCGACGGATAAAGAAGGGGTAGACCAGCCGCCACCAGCGGGCAAGAATTAGCCCCAAACAGCGACGGGATCGGATCGGATTACCAACACACTAAACACGGAGTGAACCAACCATGGCAACGAATCAAACACAACGCGGCGACGTGATGGCATACACCAATTCAGGGTCCGCGATTACATCGGGATCGGCGGTTGTGATGGCATCGCGGATCGGCGTAGCCCTAACCGATATCGCGGCAACCACCGGCGTCGGGTCGGTCGCGGTCGAGGGCGTTTTTGAGCTGGCGGCATTAAGTACGCAAACCTGGGCGCATGGCGATCTGCTGTATTGGGACGCCGGCAATTCCCGGCTCACGACGGTTGCCACGGCCAACACGCTGGCGGGCTATGCGTTTGAAGACAAGGCCAACGGCGCTGCGCTGGGCCGCGTCAAGCTACAGGGCTAATCACCCGTTTGCCCCCTAGCTGACGAAAGGGCTGTTTATGACGGTGAAAAAGGGCTTGGAGTTGATTACCAGCAACACCCTCGTACCCCTTGGTGCGTCGGTAGCGGTCGTGGTGTTGGTGGTCGGTATGGCGTTTCATATGGGGTCTGAGCGTACAGCGATCAAGATGACGCTAGACAGACACACCATGATGCTATCAGAGCGTGCCAGCAGGTTTGAAAGGATTGAGGTTTTATTAACCAAGCTGGACAGGTCCATAGTCCGTGTCGAACAGCAGCTTTATATGGAGCATCACGACCAGCCATGAGCTTACTTGCTTCCATCGCGTCGGATGCCAAGGCCATGATCGATGCCGATGGCGAGGATATCACCTACACCCCCGACGGCGGGGCGCCGGTGGTGATCAAGTGCTACCCCAACACGGAGCCGTTGCAGACCCGGGGCACCGACGAAAACCGCTCGCTTAGCTACAAGATGGCGTTGGTTATTTCCAAGGCCGATATCCCGGTTGTCACACTCAACAAAGACACGGTGACCGTTCCGGGGGCCTGGGTGAACCAGGCGGGGACACCCACGCTGCGTGTGGCCGTGGTGCTGGGCGACCGGACCGACCCTGGAACCTGGAACCTTGGAGTCAGGTAGATGACCGTAGGTGTGTCCATCACTTTTGATCGTTCGCAGCAGCGCAAGATACAGAGGCTGTTAAACCGCGTGCCCAAGGCGATGCCAAAAGCGATGAAACGCGCATTGAACCAGACCGGCACCACGGTCCGGGTTCGGGTGGTGCGGGCGGTTGCCGGCAACATCAACGTCGCCCAAAACAAGCTGTTTCAACGCGGCAACAAACGCCGGCCCATCACCCAGCCGGTCCGGGCAACAAAGACCAGGCTGTCGGAGCATATCGCGGTGGGCTTTGGGCGTGTTCCCCTGGGCCGGTTTGGTGTCAGACAGACCTGGAAAAAGGGTAGGTCCGGCGGGCGGCTGCGTAAGTTTGTCAGCTACCGGATCGACAAAACCGGCAGCCGAAAGAAGATCGATAAAGTTGCGTTTGTGGCTAAGAGCAAAAGCGGCTTCCTTGGCGTTTGGCGTCGGCTGGGAAAGCGCCGCAAGCCACTGGCGATGCTGTTTGGCCCGTCGGTGCCCCAGGTTGCCCAGAACCATCCCAAGGTACAGGCGGTGCTGCGTACCGACGCATCGGATCTGTTGATCAAAAACGTTGGTCAGAAAGTACAGGACATACTCGATAAGGGGGGCCGTTAATTGCCCGAGCGGATCACCATCAAAGAACGGATCGAGCGGCTGCTGGAAAGCACCGTGACGGCGATCCCGGGCATCACCGCCGTTGAGCGTTGGTCGGCGTCGGGCAACACACAGCAAAACCTGACGGCGTTGATCATCGCCGAGGATGAATCACTCACCGATCAATCCCTGGGCGGCAGCGGGGCCACACTGACGTACACGCTGAGCGTGGACATTGCGCTTTGCATCGCACACGCGGTGGGTGATGAGAATAGCTCATTGGTGCACAACCGGTGGCTGGGCGCCATGATCGAGGCTGTCATGGCCAACCCCGACCTGGTGGAGCCCGACACGCTGGACCCGCTGGCCACCGACGGGGTCCGCGTAGTCAACACCAGCAACCCGCCGGTGGACGACGGCCAGGCCGAGTTCTACAGCATCCTAACGCTAGAGATTAAATACGACGTCCTGATCAACAACCCCTACACTGCACCAGGCGTGCCAGAGAAAGTAGCCTAATCATGCCCACCAATCCACCACTGGCCAGCCGGCGAAAACTGGTTGGGGCCACCATCGAAACAACCAGCGGGAACATGGCCACCGTGACCGCCGCCCTGGCCGGCACGGTCATCTATGACGCCGTGGCTTCACCCGATGATTTTTACGGCGACGGCCAGCGTCAGCCACAAGGCCACTACCAGGGCACGACGCCGGCGGTGATCGGCGTGCAGACCGGCAAGCTGACGTTTCGCACCGAGCTGATCCACAGCGACGCGCTGCTGACCCTGCTGCAAGGCTGCGGGTTTGGTCTATCGCTTAGTGTGGCCACACCCGAATCGGACCTGGCGTCCCGCAAGACGCTATCCATGAAGCTGTGGGAGGATGGCCGGGTCAAGGCCCTGGCCGGCTGCTCAGGAACGGTGACCATCGAAGCCCAAGCGGGCAAGCGGGTGTTTGCCAATTGGGAGTTTACCGGCGTGTGGCAGCCGGTGGTGGATGCCGCACTGCCGGCCATGGCACCCATTGCCAACGCCGGGTACCGGGCCGCGTCGATGACGCTGACGCTAGGTGGTGCCGCCACCGCCCAGCTTGACGGGTTTAGCCTCAACCTCAACAACGAGGTGGCCCCGCGTCAGACCGTGGCCAACGCACAGGGCGTACAGAATTACATCATCACCGAGCGTGCACCGGTCCTGACGATTGAGCCAGAGGCCCGCCTGGTTGCTCAGAGCGATGCCTATGGTCTGCTGCTGTCGGGCGCTACCGCCGCGGTCAACCTGGTGCTGACCGATGCATCAGCCAACACGCTGACGATCGGGGCACCCAAAGCGCAGCGTATCGCCATCACCGATACCGACCGTGACAAAAAGCTGGTGGATTCGATCGAAGTGGCCCTGCACGCTTCGGCTGGTGACGATGAATTGACCTTTACCCAGTCATAAGGGGACACCATGACAGCCAAACGCACCGGCGTAATGAACATGAAAGCTAACCGCACGGACGTGACGAATATGGACGCGATCAGACGCGCTGTAATGATGCACCACGGCGGCTGGGATGACGCCACCGATGAACAGATCATGGGCCTGTGGCGCCAGCTAGACATCGATGTCCAGCAGCGGTACTTGGCAGCGGCCAAGGCAACCACCACCCCCGGCACCCCCAACACGGAGACAAAACCAAAATGACGGTTCAAGCCGACCCCCAAGCCACGTTTCGGCTGGTACTAAGCCAGCACCAGCACCTGCCCAAGGCCGATCAGCCGGTGTTCTACTTCCGGTTCCTAACCGTGCGGCAGCGGTCGCAACTGTTGGCCGCTTTCGCCGCGGCGGACACCGCGGCTGAGGGCAAGGACGGTTCCGACGCGGTTGCCGCTCAAGAGTTTTACGATGCACACCTCGACGCGATCAAAGCGCACCTGGCGGGCTGGGAAAACCAGACCGACGAAACGGGCAGCCCGCTTGCGTATGACCTAGACGACCTGGACCGGTGTATTGATGACGCTGACCTGATGGAGCTTAGGCACCGGGTATTAGTTGAGATGAACCAGGGGGCCATGGACAGAAAAAAATCCGTGCAGCAGTCGCCATCCAGTTCGGTGCCTGCTGCACCCGATGCGGACCCGGTAAGTGTGTAGACGAACCCACGCCACAGCTGCCCCTTGAGCTGACGTGCACCGAGTGCGGGGGTGATTCCGGGGGCGGGGGTGATTCCGGGGGCGGGTGCGGTGAATGTGACAACACCGGGCGGATGGTGATTGCCAGCTGCCCGTACAAGCTGATTGATGAACCCACCATGCAAGCCATCCACATCGCCGGGTTTTGGAAAAAGGGTTTACCGCCGGTGGCCGGCGGTATGCTGGATCAGACGGTGAGCATCACCCAGGCTTGCCGGTTTATATGGGATGAACAGCAGCAGTGGAAAGATCACAAGGGCTTGATTGATTTAGGTGACGACTAATGGCAACTAAACGATTAGACATCCTGTTAAACGCCAGGGACCGGGCCAGCAAGACGTTTGGCCGTGTGGGCCGGTCGTTTGGATCGCTGGCACGCAAACTCACCTCGCTGCCGGCCCTGCTTGGCGTGGGGCTGGGTGGCGCCGGGCTGGTGGCGTTTGCCAAAAGCTCGGTTACCGCGTTTGGGGTGCAGGAAAAAGCGGTAGCCAACCTGCGTCAGTCGCTAATCGACGCCGGCGATGCCGGTGCTAGCACACTGCCCAGCCTCCGGGCGTTTGCTTCTAGCTTTCAGGAAGTGACCACCCAGGGCGATGAAGCCACCCTGGCACTGGCCGCGTATATAGGGGGGATCGGGGATTTGACCGGCGGTGCGCTAGAGGAAGCCACCAAGGGAACGCTAGGCCTGGCACGGGCCACCGGCCAGGGGTCCGAGATCATGGGCCGGGCGTTGCTCAACGCCCTGCAGGGCAATTTCTCGATGCTTGAGCGGTACATCCCGGCGTTGCGGACCACCGAGGATGAAACACAGAAAATGGCACTGGTTCAGCAGCTAGCCAGCAAGGGCCTTAGCCAGATGACCACCGACGCCGGTACCACGATCGGTGGGTTCCAGCAGCTAAGCAACACCTTTGGCGACATGCAAGAAGAAATCGCCGGTAAGCTTGAGCCACAGCTACGCTCGCTGTCCCAGTTCCTGCTGGATTCGATCCCCACGATCAAACAATACGTGCTGGACTTTGTGGGCGGGTTCCAGACGGTCATCGAGTGGGCAGGCAACCTCAAAGGTAGTGTGGTCGACAGCTTCAAATCTATGTTTGAGCTACTCGCGTTTGGGATGAATAACTGGCGTGACCTGATGAAGGTCAGCCTGCTGAGTGTGGCCAAGGGCCTGGTCAGCTTTGTGGAGGATACACGCCACTTTTTTGGCACGGTCGTGCCAACGCTGCTGAAATTCTTTGCCGAGAATTGGCGCGATGTTTTAACGGACCTGTTCAACTTCACCGCCACGGTGTTTACCAACCTGGCAACCAACATCGTCGACGTGATCAGCAGCATACCCGACCTGATCACCGGCAGCGTGTCGTTTAGTGATGTGTGGAAGCCCCTAACCGATGGCTTTGAAGCGACGCTCCGTGAGCTGCCGGAAATTGCCAAGCGTGAGATCGGGGCTTTGGAGGGCCAGCTAGGCGACCAGATAGCCCGGCTACAGGCCGGGATCGCCAAAAATGTCTTTGAGGCAGACAAGATCAAACGCGCTAACCGTGCCGCCGACAACCGCGGCAAGGCAAGCAACAGCCAGCAGGCAAAGCCAGGGCCTACCACACTGAACCTGGCCGCCGCCGCCGCGAGCCTCAGCAAAGCCGCCGACAAACTAAACGGTGGGGGTTTGGGCACGGGTTCTGGTGGTGCTTCTGGGGGGGCCGGCACCGTGGAGGCGTTGCAGATATCCCGGCGGTTCCTTGGCCTGGCCGACCGGGCACGCCAGGGCCAGGACATACAGCGTAGCCTATTAGCAAGCAATAAATCTATTGACGATAATACCAAAGCCGCTAAAAAAGCACTTGATAGACTCAACAAGGCCGTCGAGCGTGGCCAACGCAGAGGCCCCAGCTCCGGCGCCACCTTGGGAAGCGGATTAACCATCAACCTTGCGTAGCACCACCATGCCAATAAAACCACAACCACCCATTACGACCAGGGCACAGCAGTTCATTGAGCTAGCGCCCGATGTGATGGTCGAAGACGATCAGGGCATCACCGGTGCACGCAACTTCGATGTGCTGGCCGATTCGCAGCTTGACGCCAGGCAGAAACTAAAAACCAGCGGCGTGTTTATCGATGCGCCATGGGTGACCGTCCGGGGCGAGAATCCAAACGACAATATCAAGTGCACCGCCATCGAAATCGACGCTAGCCCCGAGGCACCGCTGGGCGGTGTCGGCAGGTATATTTGCAGAGCCGTCTACGGCGATACGGATTCGGGCGGCGGCGGGGGCGGTAACCGCGAAGCCACACCCGACGGGTCACCGGTCTACCTGATGGGCGGGTCCATGGTCAGCGAGCCGGTGGACATCGACGCCAAAGGGCGGCCAATAACTAACACCGTCGATGAACCGTTCGACCCGCCGCTGACCGCCCTGGTTCCCCACGAGTTATTAACCGTCAAGTGGGTCATCAATTCGACCAATATCAAGGGCGTTATCAAATCAATGCGGGCGTACCGCGGGGCACTTAATAGTTCAACGTGGTTGGGGGCACCGGCAAAATCCGTGTTGTGCCACGGGATAGAGCCGATCCTGGACGGTGAATTTATCCGTGCCACCGGCAGGTTCGAATTTCGGCCAGATTACAACCCATCTAATTTAGGCGGGGCGGTCTATACCCGGTCTGGCCCCGACTGGTCACAGGTCACCGGCCCGTTTAGCGGCTGGGCTGTCTTGGTCGGCAACCGTGGGCGGCGGGAATTAATAGGCACCGGCACAGACCCCAACGATTCAAAAAAGACCATCAGGCTGTACAGGCCGGCGCCTGACGAAAAGGGTGAGCCGGTCACCGACCCGGTTGACCTGGATGAAAATGGTCGGGTTCTAAAAGATGGTGGCACGCCCATCATCCTGGCGTTTGACCTGATTGGATTCAGCATCAACTTTAACGCATTGGGGATATGATCCATGGCCACGGCACAGCCCATCCTGATGACGCCCGGCGACGCTGAGCTTGCCCAGGACCTCTTGAAGGCACTGCGCAACATCAGGGGCAGCGGCGGAGTTGAGGTCATCATCAACCCCGGTGTTGGGATCACCATCACGGGGCGCAGCTCCGGTGGCCGTGGCGGGATACCAGCCGCATCGGGGGTACAAATCGTCTACCTGCACACCGTGAAAGATAACTACCTCGTGTGTACATTATTGCCCCAGCAAGACACGACACCATCAACGATCCAGTTTGTGAATGTGGCCAAGCTGCCCGAGATGCAAAAATCTGAATACCACGGCAAGACAGTGAATATCCCTTTTGATTCGGAACAATTGATATTCAACTACACAAACCCTCAGATACGGACCGTGACCAAGGTATCCAACGGCGCTATGGAGACCCAAACGATCTTACCCCGATACATCCCGTTTAAAAAAATGCCGCCTTTCGATGGATCGCGGATCTTGGCACTAACCATACCCACTATGACAATTAAGGAAGACGACGGTACTACCGATCTTGAAGTAACGATGATTGAGGTGAGTAACCGTGCGTGGGCTAAAATATAATGACCCAGAACAGCCCATTTACGACCACCGATTTTGACGCACCGTTGTCTACGTCGTTTAACGGATTGATTGATAGCGGGTTTCATGCACGGTATTTCAATCCTGAAGTAATTTGCCAGCCGCACACCAAGGTCATGCTGACACTATCGGGTTTCAACCAGGCAGCCTGTCAAAATTCGCTGCCATTTGGACTTGAGTGGCGATCGTTGGACATAGACGGCGTTTATATTTTGTACCGTCAATTAGGATCAATAAGTTTTGGGTTCTGTCAGTACGAAACACCCAGTCCAGAGCTGCACGACATCGAGATAGGCGGCCAACTAGCCGGCGAAACGTTCAGTGTGTCCATCGGCGGCCAAGTCATCGCATCGCACACCGATACGACCGGATTATACTTTGACACCTCTATCGCGCTCAAGGATCAATGGAACAATTCCACCAACCCGCTAACCACACCCATCGCCGCACGCCTCGTCGACACCAACGTGTTTCAGCTGATTGCCATTGATGAGGGCGAACCGTTTGGAGGTGCTATCACGATCAACAACCCCGGTGGAGAGGCAACGTTTGTTCACAAGCAGGTGCGGACGCAAGAGCCACCGATAAAAACATACGGTGAGATCGCTATCCAAAATTCTCAAGTGATTTCAGAATACAAATCACTTGATATTTCTTTGTTAATCAATCGCCTTGGGACCCCACCGGAAAACAAGATCGAGTCATTGAAAATCCACCTAACCCAGCCAGAACCGCCCGTAGTGTTTACGGGACCGGTTCCCCCGTCGTCGTTGTTTTTTAGCGACCCAGACCCCAACGTTGATTTTGGCGTATCGATGAATAATGATCTTGAATGTGCAGCCGCTAGTTTCATCGCATCCTCAGGCGGGCAGGCCAGGGCAACATTTTTAGGGTTCGATTGAAAGCACCACCAAGAAATAGCCATGACCCAGCGAATCACCATACCGATTATCCGCGACACGGACTACCTGGACACCGACACCATCGACCTTGAAATCGACGGCGTTGAGCAACGCGACCGGATCAAGCCGTGGGACCGGACACGGGCGGCGATGGGCTACGGCATGGAACCGGCCAACCAAACCGGCTACGGGTTTGCCCGGTCGCTGCCCTACGGGACGGGGCTGTACGGATTAGGTATCTACGGCCAGGGCGTTGACCTGTTTGAATACGAAACCACGGGGTTTTTCGTGCCCGGCGATTACCAGATCAGGATCAGGGGCTTTGATAAGCTTGGCAACACCGGCCCGTGGTCGCCCGTCACCGCCATCGCCCACCGCCCATTGCCGCCACCGCCAACCGATTTAGACGCCACGGCGGGCGTCTTGAGCTTCCAATGGAGTGACCCGCTATGACCGAACAAGTATTAGACGCGGTATCCGCCAGCGGCCTATCGGGGACCGTGGACCCTGGCACAGATTTTGCCTACCCCAACCTGGGCCAAAACGGCTGGGGGCCAGACCGCCACCGGTCCGACGCCCGGCTGCTGGATATGGCCCGGCTTAGCGATCAGCTGCGGGTCTACGCCGTAGACACCAACGCCGACGCGGTAGGCGTCCGGGCAGGTCGTGTGTTCGACGGTTCGTCGTCGATCGTCTTTTCCGGGGCCGACCCCGCCGTGGACAACCTGGCCAACAACGACGTGACCTACGTCTGGCTGGAAAGTGACGGGGCCGGTGGTCTAAGGGTTAGCAGCGCCATCGACGCCACGGGCTGGCCGGCAACCCAGCACATTAAGCTTGCCCAGGTCACCATGGCAGCGGGTGTGGTATCGCAGGTCCTGGACCGCCGCGGTGAACACCTCTACAGCCTGGGCACCGATAGCCAGGCCATGGCGGTCTACGGGCCGTGGAAGATCGACGGTGACGGGGCATATCTCAATGGCGGCGGGGTGGCCGGTGGTGGAGCTACGTTGACGCCGGCGGCGGCGGGTCTTGCCCAGGTGTGGGACGACTCGGCGTTGGAGTTCCAGACCCTTGATCTATCGTCGACGGGCGCCGGATACACCAGCAATCACCAGCTGTTGCCCGATACCCCGGCGATCAACGACGCGGTGTACCTGGGCCACACCGTCGCCTTCGCAGAAATCGCCCTGGACGTGCTCACCCCCGGAGCGTACACAGCAGATGCACTGGCCTATGAGTATTGGGACGGCACCGCGTGGGTTGCCTTGACGCTGGTGCAGGACCGCACCGACACCACCGCCGGCAACGGGCTAAGGTCGCTGCAGAGCAGCGGGGCCATCCACTTCATGCCACCAAGCGACTGGGCCACCACCACGGTGAACAACCAATTGGCTTACTGGATACGCGTTCGGGTGACCGCTGCCGTGATTACCACCGCACCGGCGCTCAACGCCAAGGTGCACGAGCTAGTCACACCGGCGGCGGCTTACACATCGCCCGTGTCACGGATCGTTACGGGTCTGCGGGTTTCAGACGGTACCACCGGAACACTGCACGGGGCCAACGCGGTGACGTTCATTTTCATCAACTTCACCACGGGTAAACACAGCGGGCTGCTGACCTGGCCGGTCAGCCAGCGTGCGCTAAAGGTGACGGGGTTGGCGATAACCATCAACACCGGCGATGTGCTGGGCGTAGTCATCATGCAGGAAGACACCACCAACGAGGTCACCAACGCCGTGCTTGAGCTGACAACGCAAAAGGTGCGGTGAGGTTAGGATATAGTAAGATCGTGGTCAGCGTGCAAGCGTGAACCGGTACGGGTCAAGCAGTACAAAGTTCGCCTTCTACGACGATTTCCTTTGAGACTTCAATCAGTTTTCGGTAAGTCAGTGCTTCCAAATCGTCGGGGTTCAGGTCTGCGGACCAAAGCCGAACTAGAAAAATATGCTGCAGCCTAACACGCCCGTCGTGTATCTCGATTCTAAACCCCGGCATTTGGGATAGCACGCCCTCGCAAAGCGGTTTGACACCTTTAATCAACGAACCGATTACCTCTTTGGTGTCTTGGCTGTAGTAAACCGTGACAATATCGTCTACCCGCTCGGCAAAAAACGGATCAGGTTCGGCCAAAAACTCGATGCAATCACCATCTGGATCATAGGTTGCCGTCGGCTTAAACTCGTGAGCCGGCTTGGCCAATAACATCATCCGCTTGGCAAATTCACTGTTTGGAGTTGCAGTCATAGCACCTGCTTTTTGAACCGTTGATTGTGGTCGATGGGAAACCTCTTATCGGCTAGATCAGCCTTTTCCCACCTCCAATTGTACGCTAAGTTTTCTTCGTTGACGAACACCAAGAAAACCTGAGATGGATATGCGGCTCTTTCGGTACCGTCTGCATGAAATGCGAGTTCTGGAACACCACAGTAGCAACGCCGCCCATAGCCTTGACGATCTTCATCTTCATCCTTCCTCAATCCTTCAAATATAGCAATTGGACGCTGTAATACCATCGGCACGATGTAACCACACTCTTTGGCGTGGCCCATGCTTCGTTTAGCGACTGTCTGCATTCTGTGATGAGATATCTGAACAAGGCAATCTGCTGTTCCCGTCTGAGGATCAATCGCCTTTAGATATAAACCATCTCGACGAGAACTACCAGAATCGTTCATAACCTATTTATATCAAAAGTTTTCGGCACAATCCACACCTGACGCCTTGTTAAAGCAATCAGACCACCCCGGCTCCCCAATTACCCCCGCTGACCCCGGTTGTGCGCACAAACCCGCCCCCGCCCCCGCCCCCGGAAACGCCC